GGGGTAGTATTTATGTGCATCAACCCTTCGATTGGGTACTGTGTTGCAAAAATGTCACACCTATTTCATGCTATTGCATGGCAACTGATAGTAAATGAGTTTCCAAGCTATGCTAAAGCATTGAATTTGCTAGGTTTTCTAAAGAAAACTGCTGCACATACGCACATTACACGCATTTTGCACGTGTAAACACGCATATGTTACGCATATATGCATACATATGAGGGTGGGTGGGCATGTGCCACTGGGGGGTGTATGCGTAGTATGCATGTACAAATACACAGATAGGTAAAATCAAGTGTTAACCACAAGGGTAACTGATGTATATGTACATTGCTAGTGTTTACAAAAAATGTTCCGGTAATGGTATAGCTCTCTAACATAAATGTGTTGCATAAATATCACAGCTGTGGTATAATCGTACATGAAATAAAAAATATGCACTTGACAAAAGTGCCGAGTGGGGGTATAACTACACTTAAATGAAACACTTAAATGTTTAATAACTTAATATATAAATACACTTATATGTAACACTTAAATGTATATTAACTTAATTATAAAAAACACGTAAATGCTACACTTAAATGTACTAAAGAATAGAATCCTCCGTAAGTTAAATTAAATTCGTGCTTGACAATGTCTAAAAAATCAGTACAACTATATGTACCAGAGAATATGTTAGATGCATTCTATGATGCTATTCGTGATAATAAACTTAAAGACTTACATATCCCCCATAGTTCTGTGTTTTATGTACGTGCTGCGATTGAAGCGAAGACAGGTGTCCGGTATACACTCAAGCATGTAGAGAATGCAATGAAACATGAAGGGATGTTAGATGATGTTTGAAGCATTTGTATATGTGTGCATGTTAAAAAACCCAGATATGTGCCAAACACTAAAAGATATAAAAGGTCCGTATCAAACGGAAAAGCAATGTGAAGTCAGAGCATATGAGATAGCAATGGAATTGCCTGATTGGATGCCTGAGTATATTGCTACTAGATATAAATGTGTTTCAAATCTAGAAAAATTGGATATTTAAATGTCTGTACCTGAACGTGTAAAAAGTAAAATGAAAGAGCTAGGACTATCAGGTGTAAATAAGCCTAAGAAAACTCCTAGCCATAAAACTAAGTCTCATGTTGTAATGGCATCAGAGAATGGTAAATATAAAGTCGTAAGATTTGGACAGCAAGGTGTAAAGGGAGCAGGTAAGAATCCTACTAGTGCTAAAGATAAAGCACGTAAGAAGAGTTATTATGCTAGACATAATGCTCAAGGTAAACCCACTACTAAGCTAAGTGCTAAGTATTGGAGTCATAAAGTTAAATGGTGATTTAAATGAGTGCAGCAAAAATAGCTAAGTTAGCTAAAGAACTAAAGATATCTAGTGCAAAAGCTAAACAACTTTTAGAAAAACAAAAAAAGATGTCTAAAACAACACAAAAAGGTGTAAAGTTTGGTAAGAACAAAGATATAGTTATGCCAAAAGATAATGACATAAAAATATCTTCAGTTAGTGGTACTAGAGGTGTTACAGGAAAAGGTGAAGTTATTAATGTTGGTGATGATGCTATTGGATTTAGCAACTTCTTAGCTCTACAAAAATCTAAAGGCATACTTAAAAGAGAAAAAGCCATGAGAGCTTTAGAAAAAATAATAGACAAAGGTACAGCCACACAAAAGAAACAAGCTAAAGCTATACTTGAAAAAATGGAAACAGCTAAAACAAAATCTGATGAAGCTGCTACACTTAAACAAATAAGTGGAAGAAGAGGTAAGAGTACAAAGACTATAGCTAAATCGGATGACCCATTCTTTAAAGCATTAAATACTGCTAAAAAGACAGGAGAGTTAGGCGAAGACTATGATAAACTTTTACCTAATCAAAAGAAACAAATAGTACAGGCAGCCAAGGCTTTTCAAAAGTCTGACTTTGAAAAAGATGTTAGAGCTAAACTAGCAGAACCAAAGAGTGCACCTAAAAGTGTAGGTAGTGCTGTAGAAAATAAAAGGAAGATTGGTATGAACAAAGGTGGATTAAAGATGCCTAGTGCAGACCAAACAGGTTTAAAGAAACTACCTACTGCAGTACGTAATAAAATGGGTTATATGTATGGTGGTGGTATGATGAAGAAGCCACGTACAAGTAATATGGACTACCGAAAAGGTGGCATGGTCATGATAGTATTAGACATGATGAAAAAGAAAAGTAAAAAGGGGAAAAAATAATGGCAATGAAGAAGAAAACAAAATACATGGCAAAAGGTGGCATGAAGAAGACTAAGTATATGGCTAAAGGTGGAATGAAAAAGACCAAGTACATGGCTAGAGGTGGAGCAGCTAAACGTAAGTAATGTCCTATCTTATAAGTAACGTACCACATTTTAAATGTTGGGTACGTAGGGAGTTCACATGTAATCATCTGGACTACCACGGAGAGTATCTCCACGCATTAGCTTTTGCTGTTAACACCATACCTGATAGGTCATTAAGTTTTCAGGTAGTCTTCACAGGTTGTACAGAAGATAACAATGTACATGGTGGTGCAATGTGGGCAAGAATGCCAATACAAGCACTTGTAGCTGATATACCTGTAGATGAATGGGCAGAGCCAATGGAAGACCATTTGTGTCAACCATGGGATTGTGAGTCAAGGCATCATAGTGTCATAGTGATGGACAGAGTAAGTTCTAGTCCGTGGTTATGTAAAATAGATAACGAGTTTTACAAAGCCAAGTATATGTTTACAGTTGACTATACCGACAGTGATATAGCAGATGACCCTGCACAGCATAANCAGTCACANGTGATGTATTTGATGGATGCAGGTAAATGGACAGGTAATATTGTAGCATTACCTAATAACAGAGTAAGAGCCACAAGTCCTGCTTTATGGGTTACAGGTGAAGGTGCTCCTGATTTTACACCATCACAGTGGACACACTCAGCAGAGGCACATGAGTCTTACTTAGACCCATATACGACATTTAACAACCTGTATGAGGACAGAATTAATGGCAGTAAAAAAAGCAAAAGCAACAATAAAAAAGGTAGCAGGAAAACTAAAGAAGGCTAGTAAAGCTCATGCAGGACAAGCAAAGGCTTTGTCTGCTATTAAGTTAAGTAGTGGTGGAAGCACAGTAAATAAGGCAGGTAACTATACTAAACCTACAATGCGTAAAGCACTATTCAATCGTATCAAAGCAGGTGGTAAGGGAGGTCGACCCGGTCAATGGAGTGCACGAAAGGCACAGATGTTGGCAAAACAATACAAAGCCAAAGGTGGTGGATACAGAGGCTGATGAAGAAGAAAAGAGACCCTAAAGTTGGAACAGGCAAAAAACCAAAAGGCAGTGGAAGAAGACTGTATACGGATGAAAACCCTAAAGACACAGTTAGCATCAAGTTCGCTACAGTCGCAGATGCCAAAGCAACCATTACAAAAGTTAAAAAGATTAATAAACCATTTGCGAGAAAGATACAAATACTTACAGTCCTTGAACAACGAGCCAAGGTATCTGGGAAGAAAGAACAAGCAAGACTTGCAAAAATAGCAAAAGAACAAATAAGAAAGAAACATGAAAATGACAAAAGAAAAGTGTGATACATGTGAATGTTACGAGTGTGAAGAAGAAGAATGCACTTGTGAGTGTCATATAGAACAAAANAATGAGGAGGTACAAGGAGTACCTGTATAAGTAAATGATTGAGTTTGTGCTTGTGTTTATGATGGGAATAAGAGTAGTAGACCAAACACAAACCTTCCAAGATATAGATAGGTGTTTATACTTTGCTGAAAGATTACATAAACAACCCCCTATACCACAAGAAGAAGGAACTCCATTACGTATAACTGCATATTGTAAACCCATAAGGAAAAGGTAAAATGTTAGCAGAACTAGCCGCAGCTAATGCTGCTTTCAGTGTTATAAAACAATTCGTGTCCAACGGAAAAGAACTAAGTGGGTGTGCAAAACATATAAGCGATTTTGTATTTTCTAAAGANGAATTGGAAAAGAAAGCAAAGAAGAAAAAAGCCAAAGGTGTAGGTGGTTCAGACCTAGAAGAGTTCATGGCTCTTGAGCAGATAAAAGAAAAAGAAGAAGAACTCAAGAAGATGATGATTTATCTAGGCAGACCCGGGCTTTGGCAAGATTGGCAAGCCTTTCAAGCAGAAGCTCGTAAGTCTAGACGTTACGCAGAAAAGATGGCAGAGAAACGTAGAGAAGAGTTGATGGAATATCTAGGCTACGGAATAGCTGCTATAGTTGTAATATTCTTTGCAGGACTCATGGCTTGGTTCGTAGGCAAATGGGTAGGAAGGTTTTGACACCTTGTGTAGGCATCTGCAAGCTACATGAAAATATCTGTATAGGATGCTTTAGAACGATAGAACAAATAAAGGAAGCATATGAAAGCACCACAAAAATCACTCGCAAAATGGACAAAACAAAAGTGGCGAACTAAAAGTGGTAAACCTAGTACACAAGGGTCAAAAGCAACAGGTGAACGTTATTTACCTGAGAAAGCAATTAAGGCTCTTAGTGCCAGTGAATACGCCAAGACTACGGCTGCTAAGCGAAAAGCAACTAGAGCAGGTAGACAAGTATCTAAACAGCCCAAAAAGATTGCTAAAAAAACGGCAAGATTTAGATGAAAAAGAACGAGTTATACAAAAAACTAACCCAATTTAATTTTATATTATTTAAGTTTTTTAACACCATAGCAACCAATTTTTATAATCGTTATGTACGAATGCTTAGAAAATCAGAAGGTAGGTAATGGTCACAGTTGAGCAGTTTCTAAAATGGAAAATTCTCCCAAGGTGTATGATGCTTGCTAGTACTATAATGTCATGGCGATGTGCAGAATGGTTTATGGAACTTGATGCACCAACAGCAGCACAGTCAGCATTTGTATCTGTGGTTATGGGTGTGATGACAGGTGTGTTCGGTATATGGATGGGTCACGAGCATAAGGAGCAGAAATAATGTTAGGAGCATTGATAGGTCCTATAGCTAATCTTGCAGGTTCATGGATGGAAAGCAAGGTTGAAAAAGTTAAAGCTGAAGGACAAGCAAAGGTAGCACAAGCTAAAGCGAAAGCAGTTGTAGCTGAGAAAGTAGCAACAGGCGAAGTTGAATGGGAAAAGTCCATGGCAGATGCTACAGATAATAGCTGGAAAGATGAATTTGCCTTGACTGTTTTACTTTTACCTGCTATACTAGTCTTCATACCTAGCATGACAGAATATGTAAGAACAGGGTTTGAAGTATTGAATACACTTCCTGAGTGGTATCAATATCTTTTGTTTATAGCAATTAGTGCATCATTTGGTATAAAAGGTGCAGGACAAGCTATGAAGATTATGAGGAAGAAGTAATGTTAGATTGGATTAAATGTTTATTTAAAAGTTCTAGCAGAGACTTATCTAAACATAGATTACACACAACTAAATATCAAGACCTGTGTATGTAAGGAGGAGCTATGTCAAACATAATTGAAACAAACTTTGGTACATTAATTAATCCTGCTAGAGTAGCCAATGGTAGTGCTTCTAGTATTATAAAACAAGGTGCTTTCTACACTTTCTCTCTCAAAATAAGTAATGACGATATTCGTGAATATTCATTTACAAACAGACAAAGAGCAGAGCAAATGAGAAAGATTTTGGTAAGTCACTTAGAGCATATGATTAGTACAACAGCAAGGAAAGCAAGCAACTAAATGGACTTAATAAAACTACAAAACGAAATAGCAGATGACGAAGGAATAAAGTACGAAATATATAGGTGTTCAGAAGGATATCCTACTGGGGGTATTGGACATCTAATTACAGAATGGGATGAACCTTATTATGGTATGCCAATAGGCTCAAAGATTCCACATGATGTAGTGGATGAATGGTTTGCGAAAGACATAGAAACAACTATAAAAGATTGTAATCTATTATTTTCGCAATTTGATAATCTACCTGAAGAAATACAAAGAGTGTTAGCTAATATGTGTTTTCAACTAGGTAGACCAAGACTGTCTAAATTTAAAAACATGATTGCTGCAGTAGAAGATTGTGACTGGGCAAAGATGGCAGATGAAATGGAAGACTCTCGTTGGTATAAACAAACTCCTAACAGAGCACAAAGATTGATAACAAGAGTTGATAGAGTAAATGCAGAAGAAAGTATGAAAGCATGAGCCGAGAACTAACAGAAAGACAACAAAAGTTTTTAAATGTATTGTTTGATGAAGCAGGTGGTGATGTAGTACAAGCAAAACTACTTGCAGGATATTCAGAACATACATCAACAACTAGCGTTGTAGCTTCTATGAAAGACGAGATTATGGAAGCAACTCAAATGTATATGAGTCGCAATGCACCTAAAGCTGCTGTGGCTATGGTTAGTGGTGTAGATGACCCAACACAATTAGGTATTAGAGATAGACTATCTGCATCTAAAGAATTATTAGATAGAGTTGGATTAGTTAAAAC